AGTATAAGTTAGGATGAACCTACAGTTGTCAGCAAACTCTTCTATGAACCCACGAAGTGCGGGCTGGGTGGACTGAGGATTTAGGTAATCCGCCTCGTCAAGGATGACTACTTTATACCCACCTTGCAAAGAGATAGATGAGGCAAACTGTTTTATCTTGCCTCTAAGAACATCAATGTTACCTTCTTCAGATCCATTGATAACAATGTGATCCAAATCAAGTTCGTTGCACAAAGCTTTCGCAACCGTAGTTTTACCCAAACCAGCTGTTCCAGTGAACAACATGTTGGGTAAATTCCCAGTGCTAACAATCTTCGTGAAAACATTTTTAAGTGTAGACGGTAAGATACAGTCTTCGATGGTTTGAGGTCGGTATTTTTCTACGAAAAGAAAATCCGTTGGCATTTTTTTCTCCGTTCATAATATAAAAATTTGGAGCGGTGTGACGGAACTGCCCCGCCCATAACAGAAGGTCTCTGTTACTTGCTCTATCGCACCACCGCTCATTAAACTTCAACGGGGGAAATTTTAAACCTCTTCAGGAATGGGTTCTGGGCTCGGGCCCTGTTCACCTTCTTGTTCAAGAATTTGAATCAATGCAATGCTTTGGTCACGCAATTGACCAATCGTAGCGAGTTCTTCACCACGAAACCCACCACGTGCCGCTACGGTATCGATTACTGCAACTGTACTACGTGTAACACGATTTGCAAGGTCAGTGATTTGTTCAATATTATCAGACATTTTATACTCCATAAGTACTAGATTTTTCAAGTGCCACCCAGTATTCGGTGGCGGTATCGTTGTTCACAAAATGTGAAATTAATTTGGATGAAACACCAACTTCATAGTCACCATCAACCATCTTCAGATTTCCGATATTGAAAACAAAATTAAAATTATTTTCTCCAAAGGTTCCATCTACATCGATAGAGAATACATTTGATGTTGTATCTTTACTATCTATGACAGATAAACTTATCACACCATTCGAGGCAGTTACAGAAAGTTCTGTATGTCCCAATACGGATGCAGCTCGTTTGATCTTAGATAGTGTTGCTCGATCCAAGCTAAATTTCACTTCCGGATCTGGCATCTTAACATCTTTAGTGGGTGTTGTCAACACATCCAAATCAGCATAATGATATTTGGTCCTAGAACGACCAGACGAATCCGTCACCAAAACATAAGACTTTTCAAACTTGAGTCTTGGAGCGTCTACAAGTGACAACACACTAATGAATTCGTTTAGGTCATAGATACCAAAAGTTTCAGGAAAAACCATATCCAGACTTGATGAACTAAGAACATTCTTAGCCTCTGAAATTGTTTTTACCGTACTACCCTTTTCAATTACGATGTTAGGATTGATTGTCGCATAGTTCTTGAGAACCGACATAGTTTTATCGGAAAGTTCCATAATATAAATTACTCTAAGGTTATTGGGTTACTTCTTCTACTTCTACTTCTACTTCTTCTACTTCATCTGATGATTCTTCATCTGATGTTTCTTCAACAGGCGCGTCTTGGGAGGCGGCCGCTTGAACAAAAGATGCGATGCGATTTCTCACACTACCAACGGCTTCTAGTTCTTCACCTTTGAAAGCACCACGTGTAGTAACAGCATCGATGATTGCAACAATGTTGGCAAGATCGGTCATTTGAAGACCAGGCGTTGCTGGTTGCTGGTCTTGGGTTTCTACTTCACTCATTTTTTACTCCTGTGTTGTATTTTGAGTTACAGTTAATATATAGTAACAAATTATAATATAAATGTCAAATAATTTTACTGAAATTTTTAGATTTTGTAAACTCAATCTTTCTCTCAAATTTATTATCTAACAATTCGCCTTTATGTGAGATAATGAATACATTGGTTTCATCATCAAGTGTGTCCAATATCTTTAACAAATTTTCTACTCCGTCTGCATCCAAGCTTGAGTCGAATGTTTCATCCAGTATCAACAGATTGGTTGCGACAGAGTTTTTCATTTTAGCGACCTGTCTCCAAGTGAACAACAAAGCAAGATCTATACGTTGTTTCTCTCCCTCACTAAACGAGGAATAACTGAATGCGTCTCGGTGTCTTGATCGAATCGTCTCGTTGAACCCCTCGTCCAAATCAAAGTGGACGTAGAAGTCGAGGACTTGGAGATATTGGTTTGTAAGTTTGTTAATAACGGGCAAGTATTGTTTGATGATTTTGGTTTTGATACCTGAGTCTTTGAGCATTTCGGTAATAACATTATTATATTCCCGTTCCTCTGCGAGCTCCATTTTCCTCGATACGACCTCTTCACGAGTTCTTTGTAAATCTTCAAGCGCAGATTGTGCGGTTTGGAGACTATCCACATGTTGTCCCCCTGCGGATATAGAACTTTGTAAACTTCGAATTCTTGACCTGATGGTGACAACGTCACGCCTGTGCATTTCGACATCTTGGAATTTAGATGTTTCTTCGGACAGAATGTTTTCATTCCATGTCATCTCATCATAGTGTTTTGTTATTTTGGAAGAGAGTGTGAGTTTGCCTTCTTCGATCTCTCTTTTTGATTCGGTAGTTTCTCGGATTTTTCTACTCTTGGTATCAATGGCGATCTCTTGATCGCAGGTGGGACATGTGTCGTTATCCTCATAGAATTTTACATCCTTATCAAACTTCTTGATCTTTTGATCAAACTGAAAGTCAAACTTCTCAAGTTTGACGATTTGTTTTTTGGTTGCAGATAGCAACTTCTCAACTTCTCGCATCTTAGTATCAGTATACTCACTAACGAGATTTTCTAGGCGGGCCAACTCTGTTTGTTGTTCAGCAAGTTCATCTTCAACTTTACTGGTAGCAATTTCAGAGATTTTTTTTAGTTCAAAGATATGATCCTCTTGTGTATCTATTTTAGTTTTATTCAACTCAAGAAGATGTTCATTCTCGCGAATAGAATCTTTAAGGGTACCAATCTTTTCTTTAAGAACCGTATTCATTTTAGAGAACACATTAATATCTAAGAGATCTTCAATTACATCTCTCCGATGTTGTGCTGGTAGTTGCATAAAAGGAACAAAACTGCTACTACCCAGCACAACAATCTGGTGAAAAGATTTATGATTTAATTTCAGAATATTCTGTTCAAGAATTTTTTGATATTCTTTCGCATGACTATCTTGGTTAATCATACGGTTGTCTTGCCAGATTTCAAACCTTGCGGGTTTTAACCCACGAATAACCTTGAATTGTTGTCCCAAAGCATCAAACTCAACCTCAACAACGCAGTCTTTATTATTGACCGTGTTAACAAGTTGCGGTTTGTTTACGTTACGATGTGCCCTGCCAAACAAGGCAAACGATAGGGCGTCAAGCATCGTAGACTTACCCGATCCATTTTGACCAACTATCAAACTTGACTTGGTAAGTTCTAGGTTTATAGTAGTAAAAGAATTTCCTGTACTCAGGAAGTTTTTATATTTCAATTGACGAAATTTAATCATACAATTTCTAGACTCTGAGCCTCTATCATTAATTCACGCACACGAGATTTGATACGTTCTTTATCCAAGTCAGTATCGACCGCATCTATATAACTATACAATAAATCATCAGTACTGTCAATAGAAAGATTTTCATCATCGACCTGAGCACCAGCAAAATCTTGGAAGTTCTCTGCGATCTGAAGGCCGTGAATTTTTCTCATATTAATTCTATCAACAAATTTCTCAAACTCTATTGGTTTTGATTTGTTAACCACGATTAACTTGACAAACTTCTCATCGAGATATGAAACATTTTTAATCGCTTGTGGTTTGGTATCATCATAATAAAGTTTTTCAAAGATAGTAATAGGGTTTTCCACTGCTTTGAGTTCTCTTGTGTCTGTATCAAAAATGTGAAAATATTTTCTGTCGTTTACATCGGACCAAAAAAATTCCATTTGACTACCGAGATAATGAATATTCCCTTGTTGCGATTTGGTATGAAAGTGTCCCGACAGGACCGTTTCAAATTTAGAGAACAGACCCGGTTCCATTCCGTCTGTACAAGGAATACCCAGTTGCATATCAAAACCGTTAAGTTCTAGGTGTGCGCCGCAAATATCAGCCTTACAGTTCTGTATAAAATCACGAGTCTCTTGTTCATTCTCATTATTAATCCAAGGCAGTAAAGCAAGCTTGCATCCGTCATAGTCAACAACAGTAGGTTCTTCAATAATCCGAACCTCACTCATATAGTGACCAAGAAGTTCTTTGAGTGCGTTTAACCGATTGGTATTTTTAAAGTAGCAGTCATGATTACCAGGTATGATATCCATATGAATGCCACGATCCCTAAGAACGTCAAGGAAAATACGGCGGTTGTGATTAAGTGCTTTAAAATTGATCGAAATACGGTTTTCATAGTAATCTCCTAAGTGTAAGATCTTTTTGATACCATGCTCTTCGAGGTATGGAAAGAAAACATCACGATAGAACTTCTCTTGATAGTCCATAAAGATTTCAGAACTGTTCCGTATACCCGCATGGGTATCGTTTAATATTGCTACGAGCATTTTTTCACCAGTTATGTACCACGTTTGCCATTATAAAAAAACATGTTAGAAAGTTCACTCCGACAATCATTGTCCGTAGGAGTGCAACATAATTATCATATGGTTCCGTTTTATCGTCAGAGAAACCACCTAAAGCGTATTTCCAGATAGTCCACAATTTAATAAACATTATACACTAAATCAAAAAGTCTGTCAAGTCCGAATCTACGTGACGAGATCTTTTTTTACGTTCTTTCTTTGCATAACTCTTAACTGCTTGGTCATTTTCTTTAACAATATCAATTCGTTCACGAAGGTCATCAATAAATGCTTGTGTTTGTAGTGCAGCTGGATTGTTTTCAAACTCTTCCGCAACTAGTTGTTCAAGGCCAGTTTCAGAAAGATAACGAAGTTTTATATCTTGTTGTTTCTTTTCTTTCTGTATTCTGCGTAGGAATGCATACCAAGAAATCTGAGTGAAGTATGCAAACGCATTAGGTTTTCCTGTGCGAGTTGCCTTATCTATATTATAGTTCTCAATTGCCTTCAGACAATTTTCTACAGCATCCATCACCATCTCTTCACGGTATGTATAACGAACAAAGTTCGCCTTATGAGAAAGACCCTCGGCAATCTTTAAAAAACATCGGGCAATGTAATCTGGTACCATTGGTTTAGTAGACTCGTCTATCTTTGCTTGACGAGCAGACTTAACGTATTCTACAACAGACTGAGAAAATTCTGCGTTGTTAACATAATGCGGTTTTTCTTTAGGTTTTAATTTTGTTTCCATAACAACTCCTTAAATCATTTCACTATTATTACACAAAATATTTTTTATTGCAAGGGTCTTGACAAAGTGGAAGAAATGTGTTACCCTAAAGCTTCAGTGCCACAGGGATGAATATACCTAAAAAATAGGAAACTGTATAATATTACTTTTAACATCAGAATCATCATATATGCGGTTATAACTTTCTCTCTCACTAATGGTGTTCAGTACTGCAATCATTTCCTGATATCTTTCAGTTCTTTCTTTTTTAAACTCATAGGCCCGTTGTGTACTGGTTTCATGCATGTCCATTACAGCTTTTTCATATTGCCAAATGAGGTACTTATTAGGAATCGCTGTTGATATTATATGATCCGAATTGACAACAACTAGGTCAGAATGACTTTCTTGATATTGCATCCAAGGTTTGAAAATATAAATTTTTTGATTATCATTTATAACAGAAATTATTTCCATACAATTCCTAACGACGATTTCAGTAAACTCTTTTTCTGTCCATTCTATAACATCGCAAATAATTTCATGTCCATTAGTTAAAACAAATTGTTTAATAGTGTCTTTTTTCATAACTGAACTTCGTTTATTTTATAAGGAAACTTTTCACTATTATATATCTTTATTCTTTCAGCGCTGTGTCGCAAGGTAAAATTTGGTTTCCCTTTATTACGCAAATCGTCAGCAACATCAAACAGTCTGGTGTTACGGCCGTTCTCAGAAATCCTTAATCCTCTACCAATAGACTGTAACACCCTTATTTGAGATTTGCTGGGAGAGGCGAATACAATATTGTGGATATTCCGTATATTAATCCCAGTACTAAAAGTCCCCAAACTAGCGAGAGTAATAGAATTTGACTGTGACTCGACAATTTTTCTAACCGCTTCACGATCATTAGTTTTAGTTTCTCCAGATACATAAAACAATCTCCTTCCCTCTTCTATCTTGTCTTCTATTAGATCTCTCAACACTTTCCCATGTTTTTCAACCAAGTTAAAAAGGACAAGCGTATTCCCATCCAGACTGCACGCTAAGTTACGCAGAAACTTATTACGGGCATCACATGATACTAGAAAATCAATTTCCTCTTGATAGGTAGCATTGGCCAATGTTTTTTTAATTTCTTGATTATATTTTAAAACTATTATATCAATATTTAATTTAGCTAGAGTTTTTTCTTCTTGTAGTTTCGCAGTAGTAGTAACCCTAAGCACTGGCCCAAAAAGTCCCTCTAAGACCATCTGGTTGACGCTGGTGCCATCTAAAGTACCACTTGTACCA